GGTTACGGATACGATAAAGATGGAAGCATTGAAAAACAATGGGATAGACCTCTATGAGAACAGAAATAACACCTAAAGATTTTAAATATATAAACCAACCTAGAAATATGATAGAAGAAACCATGCACTACATCATGACCGAGCACTTCAAAGGTGTGCTTGATCCCGAACATAAATACTTTAACCTTTACCTGTCCTTACAGAAATTACTAGAGGAGTATAACGATGGAAAATAAATACTGGTTACTTGAACCTTCAGATAGCTACCTAGACATAAACCAAGATGATATTGATGAGATGAAGTGGGAAGCTGGTCTTGAACCTGATTGCATGACTTTAGCGAAAGCAAAGAGAGAGCGAGAGATGTTAGAAGAAGAGGAGGAAACCGATGAGTACCGATGAGTAGTGATGAAGATTTCGATGAAGTTTATTATACTACGAGAGCGTTTGAAATGGAGGTAAAGAAAAAGTTTGAATTGTTTTGGATGAATAACCAATTAGGTTACGATGAGTTCGGACGATTGATACGAACAGAAATACCAAGAAGGAAGCCGAAGGAGTGGAGAGAGTTTGAAATTAAAAAAAGAAAGATTAAAAGTGAGCAATAAAAGAGTAAGTGGACACCCAAAAGAAGATATGTGGGAACAGTCGATGGTAGAGTGGGGAAAGCACAGGTACAGGAAGATGAAGGAGGTATATAAAGATAACAATTACCTGTCCGAACAACCAAGCTATAAGAGACTAGGACGAGCGATACATGAGGACGTAGAGAATGCAATTGCCAGGTACTTTGAGGACTGTTCAAAGCCAGACGCACCTGTTCCTTTGTGGCTTCCTTTTGTTTGGGATTTAGAACCCAGTGTGATTGCATATCTTGGTATTAAGAAGCTATTTGATTTGTTAATTGACGAACCAAACATTACTGCCGCGAGTTTTGAAATGGCAAAGGCAATAGAAGATGAAGTACGTGTCCGTTACTTTAAAAAGCACATGAACAAAAGCGATTGGATGCTACTTGAAAGGGATAGAAAAGATGCGAAGAGTAGGTATCGTTTTATGTCCCACTTCTGGGCAAAGGAAAGGAAGTTCCACAAACAAGGAAGGTATAAACGCTTTGATCTTTTTAAACAACACCATAAAGCAGTGATTGGATGTTGGTTATTAGAAGTGATACGCTTACAAACCAATTTGTTTTCTGTCCGTGATCGATTCTGCCAAGGGAGAAAGACAAAGAAGATACTAGTTCCAAACCCTAAGATGTACGAGTGGATCAAGAAGTATGATGAACACTGTGAAGTCTTGTCTCCCTTTTGGTTAGCTACTCTTGAGAAACCTATTGAATGGAATGACAACTGGGGTGGTGGGTACAGTTCGATTGAACTCCCACAACTTCCCATCATGAAACGAAGTGATATGTCGAGGGATTTATCCAAGGCTTTTGAACCTTTAAACAACTTGCAAAATGTACCGTATCGATTGAATAAAAAGTTATACGAAGTCATGCAATGGGCGTGGGAAAATGACTTGTCCATCGGAGCTATGCAAAAGAGTCAGTTACTTGAACCACTTGACCCAGTAGAAGGACTAGTACAGAAAGACCCTGAAGCTTTTATCGAGTGGAAGAAGAAGGCTAAGTATATCTATGAGTTTAACCAACGGACTAACGGACAAAGGATGAGGTGTTTAAAAATCCTACACGTCTGTAAGTTATATGCTGACAAGGAAAAGCTTTTCTTTCCAGTTCAAATGGATTACAGAGGACGAGTGTATTATGTACCTAGCTATGTTAACCCACAAAGTTGTGACCTTGGAAGGAGTTGCTTAGAGTTTTACAATAGCGTAGCAATTACTAACGAGGAGGAGAGTAGGTGGTTGTTAATACACGGAGCAAATGTATGGGGTACAAAGGGGACTTATGATGAACGCATTGCTTGGGTAAAAGACCACGAAAATGAGATAAAAGAATGTGCGTCTGATCCTTTTAACAATGACTATTGGCAAGAAGCTTCTGATCCTTGGGCTTTCCTGGCGTTTTGTTTTGAATACCAAGCATTTAAGGAGGAAGGATATGGATTTGAAACGAGGTTACCTTGTCACATGGACGCTACTTGTAATGGTGTACAGATTCTATCTTTACTTTTAAAAGATGAGGAGATTGGAGAGTGGACAAACTTAGTACCACAAGATAAACCAAAAGATTTATACCAAGAGATATGTGACCGTGTAAATACTAGACTACACGCTAATAAGCACAGACACTCTCTTGCTGGTGACTGGTTAAAGTGGGGGATTACAAGGAAGTATGTAAAGAAGATAGTAATGTGTAAACCTTTTGGAATGAATAGCTACTCTAGTGTTGATGAAGTAGAAGATGTATTCAAAAGGGAGATCCGTAACGGACGAGTTAATCCATTTAGTAACACTGAATATGTGGAAGCTATGCTCTACCTTGCTACCTTGATTAATGACGTAGCAAATTGGATGCTAGGTAAACACATTACCTTCATGAAAAAGTTGAAGAATCAAATACGAAAGTGTGATAAAAAATTTACGTGGACTTCACCCTTTGGATTACCTATTGAACAGGAGCTTGTTAAGAAAGATAACCTTTACGTTAAATCTGTCCTTAATATGCAAAGCATTCAAGTAAAGTACCGAAGAGATAACGATTTAATTTGTCCTTCTCAGATGGCTAAAGCTATTGTACCCAACGTGATACACAGTATCGATGCTAGTGTGGTACATTTTTTAGCTTGCAAATTCAAAGGTGATGTCTCATCTATACATGACAGCTTTGCAACTCAAAGCCCTAACGCACCGAAGATGCACCAACAATTGAGAGAGATATACCAAGAGATTTTTAGTAACGACATCGGGAATAAGTTCAACAACGAAGTCGCTACACAAACTGGAACGAACGAACTGGAAGACAGCACAGAACTAGGCACACTTGACGTGTCTGCATTAAACGACTGCCAGTACCTGTTCTCATAAAACAACAAATAGAAAGAAGAAAGAAATGGCTATAAAAAGTAGATCAAAATTAGACAGTATCACTACACCTGTAGGAATTGCTAAGTATCCTTGGGTTAACACACCGAGTACTAAGTTTGTAGAGGGTGGTGAGTACAGCTGTAGCTTAGTGCTAACAAAAGAAGAAGGTGAAGTTATTGTAAAGCAACTCAAACCTATCTTTGAAGAAGCAATACTGGAGAAAAGTGAGGAGCTTGGTAAGAAAGCTAAGTCCTATGAGTTACCGATTCAACTTGAAGGAGATTCTTACATCCTCAAAGCAAAGTTGAAACCTGTTAACGGAATAAGTAAGAAGACTGGTAGTACGTACACTCGTTCACTTGGATTGTTTGATTCAAAGGGTAATCCTTGGGACAAAGAAACAATAGTACGAGGTGGTTCAAAGGTACGCCTTAACGTACGCCCTAAGACTTGGTTCACTTCCTTGTTAGGAGTAGGATTATCGTTAGAGTTATTAGCTGTTCAAGTAATTGAGTTAGCAGAAGGCGAGTTCACAGAACAAGCAGCTGATTCATTTGGGTTCACTGCTGTTGAAGGTGGATATGTTAACGGAGGTGAAACCCTGGACCAAGCACTTGATGCCGAAGAAGAAGAAGACACCCTCACTGCCGACTTTTAGGAGTGGGTTTGAAGAGAGAATAGCTGCTCAGTTAAAGCGTCACGGAATAGATTACAAGTACGAGACGTTAGTCATTGAGTATAAGAGACTTAGTACCTACACTCCTGACTTCATTCTTCCCAACGGAATCATAGTAGAGACCAAGGGAAGGTGGGTCACGGAGGATAGGTCTAAGCATTTACTAATCAAAGAACAACATCCTGAGCTAGACATCAGGTTGTTATTTCAAAACGCCTACAATAAAATACGCAAAGGTAGTAAGACTACTTATGCAATGTGGTGTGAAAAGAAAGGAATATTATATGCACATAAACAAGTACCAAAGTCATGGCTTTCACTAACACGCATCAGCAATGTACAAAGTGTGGGTCGAGTGACGCTGTCGGAGTCAACGCAGACGGAAGCACAATGTGTTTCAGCTGTGCTACATACAGTAGACCTAAAGGAGGAACTGTAAAGGTGAGTAGTAACAACAGTGAAACATCATTTCTTACTGGTAAGTACACAGATATAACAAGAAGGAACTTAACAAGTGAGACCTGTCAGAAGTGGGGGTATCAAATTGGATACTTCAATAAAGAACCTGTCCAGATAGCGAACTATAGAAGTAGAGATGGCACATTAGTAGGACAAAAGATACGCACTGCGAATAAACAATTCCACATTCGAGGAGAGTTGCTTGGCTTATATGGTCAGCACCTTTGGAAGGATGGAGGAAGAAGAGTAGTGGTGTGCGAGGGTGAGGTGGATGCGTTAAGTATTTCACAAGCATTCGGAAACAAGTGGGCAGTAGTATCTGTACCAAATGGAGCAGGAGCAGCAAAGAAGTACGTTAGTCAATCAATCGATTGGTTGGAGTCCTTTCAAAAAGTAATCTTCTGCTTTGATAATGATGACCCAGGAAGAAGGGGAGCAACAGAATGTGCTGGTCTTCTAACTCCAGGCAAGGCATCCATCGCAGAGCTACCGTTAAAAGATGCTAGTGATATGATCGTAGCCAAGCGTAGCGAAGAGTTAGTTAATTGCTTGTGGCAAGCGAGAGAGTATAGACCTGATGGGATAGTAGGAGGAGAAGAGATATGGCAAGCAGTCATAAAGGAAGACACTTCAGAGTGCCAACCTTATCCTTACCTCTCGTTAAATGAAATGACACACGGTATTAGAAGAGGAGAACTGGTAACACTTTGTGCTGGGTCAGGGATAGGTAAGTCCTTGTTCTGTCGCGAAGTCTGTCACCACCTTCTTGGACTTGGAGAGACGGTAGGTTACATCGCACTTGAAGAGAGTGTTAGAAGGACAGCGTTAGGTATCATGGGTATCCACATTAAGAAACCTCTTCACATGGAGAACACCTTGACTGAGAAGGAGTTACGAAAAGCATTCGATGAGACTGTAGGTAACGGAAACTTCTATACCTATGACCACTTCGGAAGTACAGAAAGTGATAATCTATTATCAAAGATACGCTACCTGTGCAAAGGGCTAGGATGTAAGTGGATATTCCTTGACCATCTATCTATTGTAGTTAGTGGTATCCAAGGAGATGATGAACGAAGGTTAATTGATAACACAATGACACAACTACGAAGCTTAGTGGAAGAGACTGGATGTGGAATGGTGTTAGTATCTCACCTTAGAAGACCACCTAACGGAGGAGGACATGAAGAGGGAGGAGTTACTAGGTTAAGTGACTTGAGAGGTAGTCATTCAATCTCACAACTAAGTGACATGGTGATAGGACTAGAAAGAAACCAACAGAAAGAAGACAGCAACGAAACAAAAGTAAGAGTACTTAAAAATAGATTCAGTGGTGAGACAGGATTGGCAACTACATTGTATTACAATGCAGACAGTGCTCGTTACACCGAAGATGAAGAGGTATTCAAAGACAAAACAATAACCAACAATAACGGTAAAGCACCGTTTTAAAAATATGAAAACCAAATTAACAGAAGAGTTCTCGTTTGAGGCTGCTCATCGTATATTAAATAAAAGAAAAGAATATGGAGAACTGCATGGACATACGCATAAAGTATATGTAACTGTAAGCGGAGAACCTGACCCCGAAGTTGGGTGGTTAATCGATCAGCAAGAGTTTCGCGGTGTTGTCGGCAGAGTAGTGAAACGATTAGATCATCGATACTTAAATGAAATAATGGAACAGACTACAGCAGAAAGTATAGCCCTGTATTTATTCAAAGAGGTAGAGAAGAACTTATCATTCAATGCTTTGACTTTAGATTCAGTCAGGGTCTGCAAGACTACAACTCAAGCGGAGGTATCTAAATGAAGACGAGATTAGTTTACTTAGCTGGAGCAATATATGAGATGGATGATACTTGTATCAGGTGGAGGAAAGCAGCTTCTGCTTTATTAAGAAAAAAAGGAGTGCAGAGTTTAAAGCCTACTGACGCAGATTATCGAGGGAAAGAAACCATTGCTGGTATCCCAGAGCAAATAGTGGAGCGAGATAAGCGAGACATAGTAGCTTGTGATACGATCCTAGCAAAGTGCGATCAACCATCATGGGGAACTGCAATGGAAATTATGTTTGCTTGGAGTTTACATAAACAAATTATTGTAGTCACTAGTTCAATGTCACCTTGGATTAGATACCACGCAGATTATGTATTCACTACAGTTGAAGAAGCAATTAACGCAATGGAATATCCAACACTAGAAGAGAGATGATTCATTATCACGGAGTAGCTGGTGGTGGTAAGTATGAAGACTGCGTTACTTTAGCAACAGGCAGACACTGCTTTGTTAGTTACGCAGCTTGTTCTAACTTACCTTTATTCGCTAGTGTTTGTAGTTCTTTTTCTCTAGACAACGGAGCGTATACAGCATGGAAACAAGGTAAAGCTTTTAACTTTGAAGGGTTTGTTGAGTTTGTTAAAGAATGGATGCAACATCCCTCGTTTGATTGGGCAGTAATGCCTGATGTTATTGATGGAAGCGAGCAGGAGAACGATGATTTATTATTGAGGTGGACATTACCGAAAGAGTTTGGAGTACCAGTTTACCATATGCACGAATCTTTTGATAGATTGGAAAGATTAATTAATGAATATAGTTACATAGCTCTTGGAAGTAGCGGACAATATTCTCAACCTAACTCTAAAGTATGGTGGGAAAGAATGAATCAAATAATGGATGTAGTTACAGATGAACAAGGTAAACCTAAAACTAGATTACATGGGTTAAGAATGTTAGACCCAAGAGTGTTTACTAAACTACCTTTAAAGAGTGCTGACTCTACAAACGCAGAAAGAAACGGATTATTAAAACAAAGATTTGGAATGTATACTCCTCCAACTAGAGGTCAACGAGCAGCTGTTATAGCGAGTAGAGTTGAGAGTAGTCAGAGTGCTGTAGCATGGACCAAAGAAAAACAACTAGATTTAAAAATATGAAAGAAGAAAATAAAACAGTAACAACATGGTGGTTAATAGAGGATATAGACTATCATGTACATGATATACCTAGAGAAGATGAATATACATGGTGTCATATGATTGACGAATATAATTACACAGAAGAAAAGCGTAGATTTACTGAACCTGAGTACGATGAGATAAGTGGCAAGCTTTGTAGTTTTTGGTTGAAAGTAGAAATGCCTAAATATCTATGGCACTTAGATCAAGCGTCAATGGATGCTATAGGAAATAAAACTAAATGTGCTGAAGATGCTCATGATTTCTGTAGTAATATTATAGATAAGTGGGTGGAAACAAAAAGATTAGAACATAAAAAGAAAAACGAAAGCTTTTACAATATGAAAAAGAAGGAAGCACTTATATGAAAATACTATTCTTCGATATAGAAACCAACGGCATTGAAGACTTCACTAATCTAAATGATTTAAAAGTCTGTCATTGCATGAGTGTGTATGATCCAATAGGAGGTAAGATGGTTACGTTTGAGGGTGATGGCATGAGGGCAGGACTAGATATGTTAAGCAAAGCAGACAAGATCATCGGTCATAACATCATAGGCTTTGACCTACCTGCCCTATCTAAACTGTATAACTTCTATCCTCCTTTAGTCCAAGTACAAGACACCCTCGTTATGAGTAGGTGTTTGAATCCAGACTTAAAGGAAGATGATTTTAGTAGAAAAAATTTTGACACTAAAATGATTGGTAGTCACAGCTTAAAAGCCTGGGGTCTCAGGATGGGTGAGATATTAAAGCTATCTTACGGAGAAGAAGAAGGTGCTTGGGATAGTTACAATGAAGACATGAAGAAGTACTGTGAACGAGATGTCATAGTAACAAAGACATTATATGAGTACCTAATAAATCAGAACCCTAGTAAGAAGATGTTAGCAGTAGAACATTGGTTCGCTTACATCATTAGACTACAGGAAAGCAAGGGGTTTGAGTTTGATGTAGATAAAGCAGAACAGTTAGAACAAAAACTTAACACTGTATCTGCTCGCTTGAAGGATGAACTACAAAAAATGTTTGAACCTAAAGTTGAAAAGATGAAGTCCTCTGCTGGATGGTCCTTAAAGATTGAACACATGGATGGAGTAGAGATAATCAATGCACCTACCAAAGCTAAGTTAAAAGATATACTTAAGAAAAGAGGTATGGTACAGAACCTAGTTAAAGATGCTGAGTCTATCGGGACACAAGAAAAAGTAACACCGTTTAATCCTGGCAGTCGCTTACAGATCAAAGAAAGATTTAAGGAACTAGGGATTGAACTTCCAGTTAGTAATGACGGAGAGACTGTAAAGGTAGACGAAGCTACTCTTAAAAAAATAAGCCATCCAGCTGCCGAGCTTTTATTAGAGTATCTATTAGTAGTCAAACGACTAGGACAATTAGCTGACGGCAAGAATGGATGGCTTAAGCTAGTTAAGAATGGCAGGATACACGGACGAGTCAATACAAACGGTGCAGTCACAGGTAGATGTACTCACTCCTCACCTAACCTAGCTCAAGTACCTGCTGGCAGAGTTCCCTATGGTGAAGAGTGTCGTAGTTTATTCATCGCTAAGAGTGGATATAAGTTAGTAGGTTGTGACGCGAGTGGGTTAGAACTTCGTATGCTTGCTCACTACTTAGCTAACTGGGATGGTGGAGAGTACGCTAGGAATATACTAGAAGGAGACATCCACACTGTGAATCAGAAAGCAGCAGGGTTAAAGACTAGAGACCAAGCTAAGACATTCATCTATGGATTCCTTTACGGAGCAGGAGATGGAAAGATTGGAGAGATAGTAGGTGGTAGTCTAAAGGAAGGAAAGATATTAAAGATGAAGTTCCTTTCTAACTTACCTGCTTTGAAGATATTGAAGAAAGGTATCGAACAAAAAGTAACACGAAGTAAAAGACTGGTGGGTATAGATGGAAGGATACTTCCTATTAGAAGTCCACACTCTGCACTTAACATGTTACTTCAATCAGCAGGTGCTGTAGTTATGAAGGTAGCTTTGATAAAGTTGTACAGCAAACTACAGAGTCTTGAATGGCAACACGGCAGGGACTATTCATTCGTAGGTAACATACACGATGAGTTCCAAGCTGAAGTACTACCTGAGAAAGCTGAGACATACGGACAGTTAGCAGTACAAGCAATCAAGGCAGCAGGTAAAGAGTTAAAGTTAAACTGTCCTATGGATGGTGAGTATAAGATAGGAGAGTCATGGTCACAGACACACTAGAACTTGAATACGATTACTACTTGTCCCTTGCAAACTTGTATGATACAACTGATTTAGATGTCTCTTGGGACTGGAAGAATCAACACAACAACAATGAAATGCCTTCATCAAACTCGCAGAGGATAGGAGCAATATCAGAATCAAGGTTTATAACAGAATGTCTAGAGAGAGACTTTGAACCTCATGTACCTACCACACCTATGCCTTGGGACTTCATTGTCACTTGCCCTGCTGGTATATTAAAGGTACAGATTAAATCAACAACACATAAGTCATCGACTAATAGTTATGCATTGAGCACAAGTACAGGATTAGCTCACAAGGCTTCCATGTGTGATACTATAGATGTAGTAGGATGCTACGTTATACCTGAAGACACTTGGTGGATGATACCAAGAAAACAAATAAAAGCATTATCTATAAAGTTGAGCGTACTACCGCAAAGTAAATCAAGATATAAAAAATACCAAGAGAACTGGAGCATATTCTATGAGTAAAACAACCATACTAATTGACGCAGATGTGTTAGCATTTGAATCGTCAATCATAGCACAAGAAAATATACAATGGGAGGAAGAGCTTTGGACTGTACACGCAGACATGGCAGTAGCAAAGCAAAGAGTACTAGGAAGGATAGAACAATTCAAAGACCTACTCAAAGCAGATGAAGTAGTGTTAGCACTTAGTGACCGAGCAAACTTCAGAAGGAAACTATTCCCTGATTATAAATCTAACAGAAGGAAGTCAGTACTACCGATCATCTTAAAGCCTATGAAGCAGTGGATGATAGAGGAACTAGATGCACAACTGTGGGCTAATGTAGAAGCAGATGATGTGTTAAGTATCTTAGCTACTGAAAGACCGAACAGGTTAGACAAGAGAATCATTGTGTCAATAGATAAGGACTTCAAAGGAGTACCAGGAATCTTCTATGATTATAACAAAGAAGAATACCATGAACCTACTGAAGAAGAAGCAGATAACTTCCACCTACTACAAGCACTGATGGGAGATTCAACAGATGGATTCAGTGGTGCAAAAGGAGTAGGAGCTGTGACTGCTAAGAAGTGGTTGGATGAACACGGATACACTTGGGAATCTGTTGTCGCAATGTACGAGAAGAAAGGACAAGATGAACAAGACGCTTTGATGAACGCTTGGATGGCTAGACTATTAAGAAAACAAGAATACAATAAAAAACAAAAACATATAACAAAACTATGGACACCGAAGAACTACCAAACTCTGGAGAGAAAGAACATTATGCCTCTGGTGCGAAGCGTGACAGGGCTACTGGACGAGGACGATTCAGCCTTATTCCTCCAATCGCCCTTCGCTCCCTTGCCAAACGATTTGAAGAAGGAGGAAAACTCTACGGAGATAACAACTGGCACAACGGATTCCCACTCAGTAGATTAATAGATAGTATGAATAGACATTTGTTAGCACTTAGTGAAGGAGATGATCAGGAAGATCACGCAGGGGCTATACTGTGGAATGCTAGTGCTTTTCTGTGGACCGAGGATAGGATA